CTATCGGCCTTCATGCCGGATACTAGCAATCCAAGCGACTTTTACGGCTCTGCGGAGCACGATCAAGTTTCTGGGACTGATATGTTTGGGCAACAGATAGCAATAGATAAAGATCAGTTAGAATAAAAAACTTAAACTCCGGGATAATTACCTGGCTTTGAGGAATGCTTGAAAGAGTTATACGAGAACACAAAAACTGCGGAGGGCTTTATCAAAAAAGCCTTCGAGGAAGACCAAACGAGCAAGAATATGCTTGTTCGGTTATGGGAGAGGAACGCTGCGTTTGCTAATGGCAACCAGGCGATTATCCCTCAAGCGTCTTCTACCATGCAGTTTAGCGGGTCCAACCTTTACGCAAGCGACAATCAGTCGTTACGCTCCAAAGCTTATGTAACCAATGAGATAGAACCCATTATTCGCACGCTAGTATCGTATGCCACCAAGGCCCAGCCTTCAGTGGATTGCTTTGCTGCGGAAAAAGATGAGGATGGGGAAGCTCGGGCTGAGATAGCCAATCGTGTTTTAGATGCTAAGTATGATTTAGATAATGAAGTGATGAATTCGAAGCTTGCAGCTAATTATGGCTTTGTTTTTGGAACAGCTTTTAGAAAAGATTACTGGGATTCAAGCGCTGGAAGCAAGTTTGAAGTGCCTGTTTATGATGAGCTTGGTAACGAGCAGATTGACCCAGCTACCGGTAAAGTACAAATAAGAGAAATGAACTCTGGGGATAGCAAGGTTGCTATCTTGACGCCTTTTTCTATTAGCTTTGACTGGGCTTACACTGATTTTGACACTCTCCCTTGGATTATGGAGAGTTATTTAATGCCCATTGAATGGGGCAAAGAGGTTTTTGATAAAGATGAGCCGGGATACACTGGAGCGGGGGCCAGGATTTCTGACGGTGAGGCTATTGGCTATTCTTTACAAACATTAGAGCGTTTAAAATACGCAACTCCTTTTAACTATGGGGCTAGTGTCAATGTAAGAATGGGTGGCAAAGCTTTATTTCAAGAAATGTATGTGCAGCCTTCACAGGATATGCCCAAAGGCCGCATGATTATTTTGGCTAATGGCATTGCTGTTTATGATTCGTGGAATAATGGGGAGGATTTGGGGAGTCCCTATTATATGCCCTATGAAAAGGCGATGTGGCATCCTTATACGATGTTCATCAATGATTTGTACGTGGGGCGAGCCTTGGGGAAATCATTAGTTGAATCTATTCTGCCTATTCAAATCCGTTTAAATGAAATCAACGGGGCTATTCTTCAGAACGCGAACACCTTAGCTAAAGTAGATATTTTAACCCCCGAGAACTCTCTTAAAAGAGGGGTTTTGAATGGCCAAGGGGGACAAGTTTATACCTTTAAGCCTCACCCTTCGGGGCTAAAGCCTGAAAAATGGCCTGGTGTAGCTTTGCCTGCTCAGTTTTTTAATGAACGTGAAATGCTTATTGAAACAATGGTACGTATAGCCGGCACCAATATGGTTATGTCCGGTAATCCGCCTAAAGGAGTGACCGCCGCCGCTGCAATTTCTCAGTTACTTGATAATGCAAACGGTCAACGTAGCGATTATATGCTTTCATGGGTTAAATTTCATGAGCAAGGATTTACTAAAAAGCTTCGCATCATTCGCAACTTCGCCAAGTTCCCTAATAAAGACATTATTGATTATTTAAGAATGATCTCAAAGGACGCGCTAGACACTGAGCTAGAGTCTTTTGTGGGGGAAGATATTGGGAACGGCTTAACAGTTCGTATTGAGCCCGAGTCAATGATCCCTAGATCTGAGACAGCTACTAGGGAACTATTCAAAGAATTTGCTAAGGAAGGCTTACTTGGCCCAGTGGCTGAAGATTCTCCTCGTGGAGCTAAGCTTCGTAAAGAGATGCTAGCTAAGTTTGGTGAAAAGGGTTTTGAAGTAGATCAAGCTGCCGACGTAGACAAAGCTTATTGGGAAAATGAGCAAATGATTAAAGGTCGCCCCGCAGCATTCTGGGCCGACGATGATCATGACATTCACCTTAGTTGCCACATGTCTAAATTTAAAGAGCCTAAGTTTATTACTAAGTCTGGGCCTCAAGCTCAGCAAGCCTATTTAGCTCATATTGCTCAACACAAACAGGCTATTCAACAAAGACAAATGCAAATTCAGCAAGCTCAGATGATGCAAGGGGGTGCCCCTCAAGGCCCGGCTATGCCTCATCCACAAGGGCCTCCGCCTCCTCAAATGAGTGCGGGGCCACAAGCGCCGGGAGCAGGCCCAAGTTTGCAGTAAAGATTTTTTATTAACCGAGTGGTCGACGTAATCGACTTAGTGATTAGCGAGTGGCTACGTAATAGCTAAAGGGGAATCAACATGGAAGGACAAGCAGAAGGCGTAATGCAAGACGGCGGCGCACCACAAGCCGACGTTTCTGGTTCATCGCCGGAACCAGTAGAGAGTGGCTCGCATGATAATGGCAACAGCCATGAGTCTCAAGGGCAGTCTGGGTCTTCTGATCAACAGAAGAGTAAAGACTATAACTTTAGACAAATGCGGGAGAATTTAAGTCGTTTAGAGGCTGAGCGTAAGCAATGGCAATCTGAAAGGGAAACTCTTCAGGGGGCTGCTGCAATCGATCAAATGTTAAGAGCTGACCCTAGAGCTGGGCTAAAGCAAATTGCCCAACAATTAGGAATAGATATCAAAACTTTGCTCGATGCTCAGCCTCAGATACCAAAGATAGACTACAGCCAATATGATCCAGAAACTGCAAGCTTGCTTAAGTATTTGGATGAGAAGGCTTCTAAGGTTGATGCTTTGGAACAGTGGAAAAATCAGTTTGAGCAGAAGAGCGAATTAACACAACGGCAACAGCAAGAACAGTTTGTTCAACAGAATGTAAAGAATTTAGAAAATCGTTTCTTTGAGGATTTAGTGAAGGATGGTTTTTTAGATAAGAATGGCAAAGGCAACATGGAAGTTGTGGACCTTATCAAAGATGCTATTTTATCAAAGCTTGCCCAACAAGTAGATCCAAGATTGGCAACGATTGAACAATATCAGACGGCTCGTACCCAAGTGTTAAAAGGTTTGTCTGCTCATAAAAGCAAAACTTTACAAAATACAGTCACGCAAAGCGTTCCTTCCACCGGTTCAAAGAATGGTGCAGCAACTACTGCTAATCCAGTTATGAGTCGAGAGGGAAGAATCGCCGCACTTGCCCAAGCTGCAAAAGCTAACACCACTTGGGGATTTGAATAAGTGACAGGGGGATAAAATGGATACAACTACTAGCTCGTTTGCCAATTATAAACGCATTTATGGAGAAAACAGTGATTCGTTCGTTAACGAACAGAACTTGCTTGCTCCTTCATGGAAAAAGTTCAAACTTTCTCCATTAAAACTCTCTCCTCAAGGAACTTACTTGGTTGTTAGTATGACCGGTAACGAAACTGGTGGAGCGATTAACGAAACTCAGGCCTTCCAAAATCCTGGAGATTTCAACCCACAAAATCCTGTAATTTTACCTAAAACCAACGTTATTCCTATTGCTGTTACTGGTAACGCAATCGAACTTTCTAAAAATAACGTTCAGGCATTTGCTGCAACTCAAGATGCAATCATGACCGATGGTCAAAAACGTCTTGTATCTGCAGTTAACCGTCAGGGCTTAAACAAAGGTACCGGTCAATTAACTTTGGCTAACGGTGCTGGCGTTGCAACCACAGCATTAATTGTAGATAACGCACTTCCTTTCCGTAGAAATATGCGTTTGGATTTATGGACTGGTCTTCCTCCTGCATTAGGTGGAGCGGGTGTTAAAGAAGTAAACGGCGCAACTGTTACTGCTGTTAACTATTCTACTAACACCCTGACTTTAGATGCAGCTTACACTTGGTCAGATAACGATATCATCGTTCTCTACACAGTGCTTGATAACCCTCCTGTAGGCGGAAAAGAAATCACCGGCTTACAAGCTATCTGTGACACCACCACTTATTCTACAACCTTCGAAGGTTTGTCAGTATCAACAAACCCTGAATGGGTAGGTAACGTAATCGCAGCAGGTGGCGTTCCTGTTTCTCAGGATCTATTACAACAAACCTATAACCGTATCCGATCAATCGGTGGCGGAAATCCTAACTTCCTTCTTTCTAATAACGGGCAACAGAGAGTGTTCTTAAATTCTGAACTTCAAAAAGTTCGATATGAACCTGCAACTGTAAAAGGTGGCGCTACTGTTCTTAAATGGATGGATATGGAATGGCTCTACGACAAGGATTACGACATCGGTGAAGTTGGTATGTATGACTTAGATCATGTTGAAAAATTACAAACTCGCGAAATGTTCTTAGCTGATTACTCCGGTAACACTGCTTATCAAGTAGTTGGATATGATCAAATCGGTATGTACTACAAATATGTGGCGAACTTAGCCTCTGATAAACGTAATGCTCACGGCCGTTTGACTGGCTTAACTGAACCTACGTTTTAACTTTAATTATTAGGCTTGGGGGTTAAAAGCCCCCCTGCCTCTTATATGAATAAAGAAACTACTCAAGAAGACATTACAGGTGCGAAGTTTGGGGAGCGTTATAGCTTAATTTTAACAGACCCAACTTTTGAAAGGCGTCTGCATGCCTATGACCCAAACTTGAAATTGATGTTTGATCAGTTTTCTAAACGTTGGGCTATTTTGGTTTGGCGTGAAGATAATACTGGATGGCAGATTTTAATGAAGTGTGAAGACGACTTCGGAAATCCTATGCCTTTGGATGATCATATTTTTGAGCACTTAAATTGGATGAGAAAACAATACGACGAAAAGCACAGAATGGGCGGAGATAGATTCTATGATCATCTTTTATCTCAAGCTGACGATCAACAAGAGAAGATGAGACAAGCTCAGTCTGAAGAGAACCAGTACCGTATTCGTACAGACATCAATCAATGGCGCAAAGGATTTAACGAGTTACAAGGTCTTCCAAGAAATGATGCTATCGCAGGTTATCCAAAAGTTACTTATAAACCAAAACCAAGAGGAATTATATGCCCAGTTATCTAAACGTTTACAATGCAAGTGTCGAACCTTTTAAGACTCAAATTAATAGTAAAGGTTATCGATTTTTACCCGGATCGCTCACAAAGATTCCAGAGCAATTTGATTTTGCTCTTCCTCAATATGAGAAGCACGGTCTTGTTGTGATTAATCCAGGCGATAATCTCAAGGCTAAAGAGAAGCAAGCGCGCATGGCTTATCTGGGTTATTTAATTGAGCAAAGGTCATACTTCAGAATGTACATGGATGAAAAGCGTCGCAATGGTGTGACTATTGATACGCCTCGTCGTTTACAAGAAATTGAGCAGCTTATCGAAGAATTGACCGACATGTATAAGAACGATGATTCGTTTCTTCCTGTGAAATCCTTTAAAGATTTAGATCCTATTGATGAAAAGAAATTATTCGCAGGCGAAGTTCAAGTAAATACTGTTGAAGAATTAGTAAGGCGTAAACCTGGCCGACCTAAAAGTTTTAAAGAAATCAATATTGAAGAGGAGATTAAAAACTAATGTCAGACCTCGGAACTATTCGATCAAATGTTCGTCGAAATTTGTCTGATGCTGCTGCTCAGTTTTATACTGATGCGGAATTGAATCAGTATATTGGTGAAGCTTATCAATATTATACGATGATTATGATTGACGAGGGTGAAGGTTATTTTGAGACAAGTAGAAATCTAAGTTTTGTAGCAGGGAATCCCTATATTAATTTGGACGGTTTTACTCCTGATTTTTATACGATTGTAAAAGTAGAGCGATGGTTAAGCAATACTAGTTCTGTCCCTTTAAAATTAAATGAGAGACGTTTTAAGATTAATACAACTATTGCGATAGCAACAGGAGACGCTTATCGGCCTACTTATACTTTAAAAGGAAGAGATTTGGTTATTGAGCCTACTCCTACTTCTACAGAAAGCCCAGCTATTCATGGGCAAGTAAATAGTGGTTTATTGCTTTGGTATAATTATGTTCCTGACTTTCCTATATCAAATAGTGCCGACAATTTTAGTTTTAGCACGGACTTTCCTACTATGTGGGAACCGATGATACAGCTTTTTGCAACTGTTCGAGCGATGGAATCCAAAGAAGGTATTGGCGGAGTTTGCGACACCCAAACTTTTAGAACTACCCTAGCTACTTGGGAACAAAGATTGATGGACAGTTTAGAGAGAGATGAAACGCCAGAATCTGTTGAGCAGATTGGTATGGATTATTCTTGGAACATTTACACAAGTGGATTTTTTTAAGGAGACTTTATGGCGGATGTTACTTTATCGACTTTAAACTGCAACCCCCCAAAGGGATTACCGGATAGTTTGGATGGTCTAGTTTTGACTGTTTCCAATACTCAACTTCCCGATGCGGACACTTCATTTTTTTACTTTAATGAAGCGGCCGCTGGTTTTAATACCTTTACTCTTCAATTTACTATCCAAGCGACTACGTTAACCTTTGAAGCAACCAATGACTTGCCTTCGGTGGCAAACGGATCAGCGGTTTGGTCTGATATTACAAATATTATCACCATGAATTCTCCAGCTGGAGCAGTAAGCAGTGTCACGGCGACTGGAACCTTAACTGTGGCTGCCCCTCTTCCGTGGTCTAGACTAAGAATTAGAAGGCTTACCACTAATGCTACCAATGCTCTTGCTTTGAGATTGACGAGAGGACGGGTGAACTAATGGCCAATTACTATTACGGCCCCGGCGGTGCTGTTGGTGGCCCTCCTGGCGCAGCAACTTGGACTCCTGAAGGAGCGACTGCTTCTACTGTTGGTGGAATTACAGCAGGGACCAATTTGGGTGTTGTCCCAGTCTCAATTGAATCTACTTTAATTTCTATGTTCTACCCTTATCAAAGCCCGCTAGTTTCTTTAGCAATAAATCCAGCAGCAGGATTAAGAGAATTTGGGAATACAGTAGCAGCACCTATTCTTACGCCCACGACTACAAGACGCTCTAACAACATTACAACACTTACATTAACCCGCTCTGGAATAGGTTTAATCCATACTTATGGCGCTCCTAACCCCGCAGGTGGTGTTGAAGCTCCATACACCGATGTTTCTGGAGCTGTCACAACGACAACTACTTATACAGCCACAGTAGGTGACGGGACTTCTACTTCGACCGGCACTCAAACCTATTCGTTTGTTTATCCATACTATTACGGCTCAGATGCTCCTGCTTTAACAGGAGCTCAAATTAGATCTCAATTAACTACTTTAGTCGCAACGCAAGCAAGCAGAACGTTGGCTTTCACTCCTGTGGCTCAAGTGTATTATTATGCTTATCCTGCAACTTACGCGAACTTAACCAGCATTATTGATCAGAATGGGTTTAACATCACGGCTGACTGGACGCTGAGAAATCCTGTGGTGATTACAGGTTTAGATGGAACGCCTCAGAACTATAAGGTTTATGAGTTTAATAATTTAACTTCATTATCGCAGAACATTACGTTCAATCTTTAGGAGTCTTATGTCGATTAATATTGCCTCAAATTTTGAACTTTTTGCAGCTCTTCCTTTAGATGCTAGAACTCAAGTCGCAAATATTGCAGCAAGAAATGCAATTACTGCCGGTCAACGATATGAAGGCTTGTGGTGCTATGTTGTCGATTCAGATGGCGGTGGAACTCCTGCAACCTATCAATTGCAAAATGGCATCACCAATAGCGACTGGATTTTAATTAATTCAGGAACAGCCATTACAGGAATAGGATCCGCTGAGTGTGTGGCTGTATGGGGTAGCGCAACTAACCTAACTGCAAACATAAACTTTACAAGATCAAACGCAACGGGGATTGTAAACAATGAACAAGGTTTAGATGTTGGTGTAAATACCACAACTACTCGCTATGTTAGCCCTACCGGATCTGATTTAGCCGATGGTCTAACAGCGCTTACCCCATGGCAAACCAGGCAACATGCTTTTAATGAAATGGCAGCTTTCTTGCCTGGGACTTATGAAATTGTTTCAGCAGTAGGAACTTACAACGAAATTTTAGATTCGCCATATTCTTCAATGGGAAGAGCGCTTGATTCATCAGGAACAATTGTTAACAATACAGGAGATGAAACGACTCCGGCTAATATTGTAGCTGCAGGATCTGGTGATCTTTATACCAATGCTATTTTTGGGCGAGGATATTCTGGAGCAATGAGATTTGCAGGATTTAGGTTTGTTGGAGATGCAACAGGATCTGCTTTTGTCAATGAAACGGGAGGCACGATTTTTCTTAGAAATTGTGAATTTGCTCAAGTTCAATATTGTGCAGATGCTAATTTGAATTCTAAGATTTTTATTGAGCCTCAATCGGCAGGAGCTGGAATAGTTGCAGATAATATTTATGGATTATTACAACTGACTCTAGGAGGAATGTCTTACGTTTCTAGCAATGTAACTGTAACTAATTTTACAGGGGCTTTGTTTTTAGTAGCACAAAATTCAAGTCTACAATTTGATAGCAACTTAACAATTGCGGCAACCGGAACAAATGCCACATCATTTTTTAATGGTAAAGGCGGTTTAATAAATACAGGATCATTAAATCAATTTATTCATACTGATGGCGGAACAAGTATTGTATTAAATGATTTTACTACTTTTAATGGTGGCACTGACAACGTTTATGAATTTGCAAACTGTGCAAGAGTTGCAGACCTTTCACAAAATGCTTTATTTATTACTTCTGCAGATGGTTCAGGATCTTATTCAGTGTCTGGTGGAACTCCCATTTCTGCAAACTTCTCAATAACCGGGCAATCTGCTGTTTATAATCGATTGAATACAGGTACTGGAAACCCTGAAATTCCGATGACTTGGTTTACTTCTGAGGATTTATCTACTTCTCGCTATGTTTTAGCTACAGACTGGCGATACAAAAGCTCTCAGACAATCAATGTCCCTGGAGTATTAACTCAAGCAACGACTGCCTTTTTAACCAGTGATGGTTTGTCCGGTACAGCTTTTCCAATTTATACAGCTGAGAAAAACGAAATATTCCCTAGATTTAGAATTCGAACAAGAATTGCAAACGGTCCTGCGGCGGGCCCCACTTCTGTAACAGATACCTATACAATTTATATAAATGGTGTGGCGAGCACAATGGTTTTAGCTGTTGGTGATTCGACGGGGGGTCTTTGTATTACAAATCCTCAAGTTTTAGCACCCGGAGATCAGGTGGCATTGTCTGTAACCTCTGACGCAAACACTTTAGCTCAAGACATTAGTATTACTTTTTAAAGGGACCTTATGGCAACTTTTGATAAAATGCAGGTTGAAGAAACAAATATAGGATCACTCACCCTGACCACAGGAACGAATTTGCAATATGGAGTTGTGTTCCCTCCTGTGAGTGTGGACGCAACAGCGGCGGCTACAACCGTTCTGTATACGTTCCCTTCTACCACTACAAGCGATGGTGTAAAAATTACCGAATGGGATTTTCAAATTGAAGGAGCGACCGGGACACCTACTGGAACGCTGACTATCAATATCGGCACAAACAATGCGGGAGGAAATAATAATATGATTCCATCCACAGCGTTGACCGGGCTCAATACTAATTTTGAATCTTTTACTTATCGAGAATCTTTAACAGTAAGAGCCTTTGCAGGTGATGTAGTACGATTTCAAATTACAGGAGTTTTAAGTTCAGGGAATGTTGTAATTACACCTAGAGGAATTAGATAAGGGGATTTTATGGCAACTGGTTTACCATTAATGGTTGATTCGACAAGCGGGCAACAAATCATTGGGCTTTCTTCAGACTCTGTTATTACAAATTTAAATGGGGCAACCACAAACGGAATTGTTGCTCGCACAGGCAATGGAGTTTTTGCAAGCAGCTTAGGGGATGTTGTGGTAGTTCAGTTATCTTTTTCTGCTTTTGCAGTAGCTGCAACAACTGCTTCTGTTTTGATTGGAACGATGCCAGCTAATTCTTTACCTATTGAAGGTTCTGTTTATGTGGAAGTGGCAGGGGATAGTGTTGCAACTCTTGATTTGGATGTACGGTTTGGGTCTGTAGCTTTAGGAATAGCTTGTAATGGGTTAGTAGCTCTTCCAGCCGAATATAGTTCTCATTTTAATACAAATGCAGGAATAATTCCAAGACAACCAGCGGCAGTGAATGTGTATGCGGTAGCAAATTCAACAGGTGGAAACTTAAATACAATGACTACAGGAACATTTGATTTTGCGTTTTCTTATAACACGGCAAGAGTGGGATAAGTAATTAATGGCCATAGCTCTACAAACTATTCCTTATTTCGATAATTCTGGAGGGCTAAACACAAAATATAGCCCTACTAAAGTTCCAGAAGACGAAGCATCGCTTTCTTTGAATATTGATTATTCAGTAGATGGGGCATTTCTTACTCGTAACGGTACAAACATTTTAAATATTGCCGGGGCTCCTCCTATCCCCACCCAGATGGATCAGCTAAAAACTTTGCTCATGTTTGATTATAAAAAATCAGACGGCACAAGTTTACAAATTGAGACTGTAGGAACAACAATAAAGAGTGGATTAGTTACTCCTGTAAGCCTTGTTACAGGACTTTCTGCGCTTCTTCCATACCCTGACATGGAAAGCTTCACCACTAACGATGATGAGTATCTTGTTTGGGGCAATGGTGTTGATGAGAATTTAAAGTTTGATGGAACTATTTGGACGAATCTTTCTTTACCAAGACCCACTCCTCCAACTTTTGCTGCAAATGGTGTTGGCGTATTGCCTAGCGGTACTTATAATTATTATGTAAGTTTTGTTCGAACGGTGGGTGGAATAATTGTTCAAGAAAGTGAACTTAGTTTAGTTGCCTCACATACAATCGTAGGCCCTGTATCTATTAATTTAGTAGTGCCTGTATGTACAGAGACTTTGCTACCTGGTGTAACCGCTCAATGTAACGGTAGGGTTATTTATCGAGAAAATATTACAACTGGAGACATTGTTCGATTAACAGCTGGAGTAACCATTGCTGATAACGTAACTACAGCTTACAATGATAATATTTTAGATGCAAATTTAGCCAATAATATATTTGCAGATTTTAATTATCAAGCAGCGCCTAAAAGTAAAGTATTTGAAGCTTCTGGTTTTAGAATGATTTATGTGGACGCTGCTAGCCAAACGGATGTTTACGCAAGCCAAGCCAATAAGCCTTGGAATGTTATTATTAGTAGTCTTGAATTATTTGATGGGCCTGTAAAATGTTTAAAGCGAGTTTTTAATGCCCTTATGATTGGGACAGACCGATCTATTTGGGTAAACAATGGGGATTTTGCAACAGTAGAATCTAGACGCGTTTCTTCTGCTATTGGAATTTTAAACAATCGTTGTGCGGTAGAGCAAGACAATGGTGTTTTAGCAATTTTATCCACCAACAAAAAATATTTTACTCTTACAGCCACAGATTTTTCTCAAAACGAAATTAGATTTACAGATCCTCTTTCCTTAAAGATTGACCCAATTTTTCAAACCATTAATAGCTCAGATCCTGAAGTACCTTGCATGGAGTCCTATACTGCCCCGAGCATAAATAAAGTTATTATTTCAGTACCCATAGGTGGGACTACAAATAATACTTTAATCATTTATAATGATGCTCAAGCCATTTTAAAAGGTAAACCTTGCTGGCAAATTTGGGATAATATAAAGGCTTCGGCTTTAAGACAAATGACCATTAGTAGCCAGATCAGTTTATATTCTGGTGATTATAATGGGTTTCTTTGGAATCTAGATAACTCTACCATAAACGGTGATGGCGCAGAAGAAAATGGAACAGCCACAAGCGGAAGTACTACTACAATTGTAGATACAACTCGTGTTGGCCCAACAGCTTGGATTGCAAACTCCTTTGTAGGAATGGTTGTTCGAGGAATTGGTGGGACTGGAATTGATCAAGCTTCTACTATTATTTCGAACACAACTAATACCTTAACATTTTCAGCAGTGCCTGTGGCTTTTGATGCAACTTCTCAATACACCATTGGGGGCTATGATGTTCATCATTACTCAAATTGGAAAGCCGTAGTTTCTGGATATGATTTTTTAAAACAGCTCTGGTTTATTTGGGTAAATGCAAATGCTTCTGGTGATTATCCTGTTCAGCTTATTCTTCAGTTAGATTTTGATCAAACCACTTCAAACCAAATTAATATTGATTTAAACTTAGCTGCTTTAAATGCAATTTGGGGCGGCTTTTTATGGGGTGCTGCAATTTGGGGTGCGTTTAGTGTTTTTCAAGATAGAGTCCGACAATTTTCAAGATTCAGGGCAATAAGACTTGGATTTGCGACAAGAGAAGCTGGCAGATTTTTTCAAATTAACGGATTTTCTTTATCAGTTCAAAATAAGAATTTATTTTTTAGGAGTACTTAATGGCTTACAGAATGGGTTTTTGTCCACAATGTGGCACTCAAATTATGACGCAGGATACAGCAAGGCAATGGCATATAAAGCCTAACTTGTATCGTCAGCTTGATCTTGTTTTTGGGCCTAATACTTTAGTTAATAAAGTACGAACTATGATTTGCTCAACATGTATTGAAGCCCCCGATTTAACTATTTTAATGGATTCAATTTTAAACAAAGATTCTCAAGCGACAAATGCTGATGCAAAATATATTATTGAAAATAGTGGCATACCTATAAGCACTGAAAGGGTGGGATAAATGGCAGTTTTAGCTATTATATTACTCAATGGAACAACCGCCGACGCCAATCAAGTAATGAGTGATTTCTATCCGCTCTATCAAGACATGGCTCCTGTTAACGTTGCTGCTGGAAATAAAACTGGAACAGGTAGGTTTGTTTTAGATACAGGGCCAACTATTACTAATCCTATTTTAGTAGGACCAACTTTTTCTGGGAGTGTTCCACAGCTTACTCCGATTGGTTCTATTATTCCTTTTTATGATTTTAACGCCTTGGTGACTTTTAATACTACTTATTGGAAATATTGTAATGGGACGGCAATCGTAAACGCCTCATCACCTTTAAACGGTCAAACTGCTCCGGATTTATCAGGAAGAGCTTTGGTAGGTTTCGGAACAGATGGTGGTGGGGATATCGGGACGGCCGCGTGGGCAACTGCTGCGGTGGGTAACGCTGGGAATACAATCAATTTAGCTCATGCTCATACGGTAGCTGGTCATACCCATAGTATTTCAGGCCTTACTTATTCAGGTACTACAGCAGGTGCCACGACAGGCACTGGAACTTCTGGCGGATTTACCCTAACAATCGCTGAAATGCCATCACATACCCATGATGTTTTATGTTACACGGCCCCCGGAGCAACTCCTGCACAAGTGACAGGCGAATTAATTAGCAATTCTGCTTCATTTAGTGCAACGGGCGCAGCACTGGCAACCGGTGGCGGAGGGTCACATTCTCATAGTGTCCCTTCTTTATCAGTCCCAGGGCTTACATATTCTGGGACTACAGCTGGAGCAACTAGTGGATCAACAAGCCCTGCAACAGATAGTCAACTTTCAGCAACGCAATCAATCCAGCCAATTTCAATTCGCGTGCGATTCATAATGAGGGTATTATAATGAGTGGAGTATTACCTTTTATTCCTAAAGAAAATTCAGACATTCCTGATTATTATGGGATGAAAATTCTATATGTGAATGGGAAGATTGAAGAAATAGATGGCTCGCATACAATAATTAAAGATACTTCTACAGTTGAGATTCTAAGCAAGGATGATGTTTTTAGCTTTGTGCCTATTAGCAGTATTCAAAGAATTGAATTTGATAAAAGATTTTCAACGATTGTTTCTTTGAGGAATAAAAATAAATGAATTATTCCGACATAAAACTAGAATGGTTTGGCGGTAATATAGATGCTTTAGAAATGTGTAAAGCATTAAAGGTTCTACTTCATACTTGGGATGATATTATTGATAAAGATAAGCCTGTAAGTGATGAGCTTATTAATAATGCTTTTTTAATTTGTTTAGTTCACCTTCAAATCAATCCTTTTTATATTCGCATTCAGCCTGCTATAATTCCCATGTGGATTACTATTGTTTCTAGCTATGAAACAGCAAATAAATTTGAAAAAGACAAAGATCCAAAAGGTTTAGAAATATCTCACATGCTTCGTTATGCAGCCGGAGAGATTGTTGCTTATGCGATTTATGTTTGTGTGGGAGCGGAAAGAGCTAGAGAAATATTACCTGATTTTTGGAAAGCTTTTGCATCAGAAAGTTATGAAGATTACCGACAAGAGCATTTAGGAGATAAAAATGATTCAATCAATTAAACTTGGTTTAGATGGTGGCGGTGGTGGCGGTGGTGGCTATGTTTCGCCTAATATAGACAGGTTTGAACAGGGTGTTGCTAATGGTGCTTTTAATAGAGCTGGCGCTAACCCTGCTACAGCACAATATAACTATAATCCTAATCAAAGCTATGGTGATCCTAACACCCAAATGACTTATCATAGCCCGGGCGGTGATGGATCTCCTGGCGGTTATGCTTCCGGGCAGCAACATTATTTAGAACCTTTAGCCGGAGAAGGTTCTTGGGGCAGAAATGCTTCAGGAACTAGAAATGGTGTCGTGGCCAGAAGTGGCGTTAATCAATCCACAAACCAGCCTCTGGATACGAATAAAGCAAATTATGGAATGCCTCCTATGCGTGGAGGTTCTACTAGTAGCAGCACTGCAAAGACAGGTGGTCAACAAGATGACCCTTATGCTAAATATGATTTTAGCAATGTTGGAACGCCTTTAACAGGCCCCAACGCTGTAGGCTATGCTGCTCAAGGATATGATTTTTCTCCTATCAATCAAGCAATTGAAGGCTACAGAACTCCTGCGCAATTAACTCAAACTTATAGTGGTTCTACTTATAACCCTTACCAGTATAATTTTGATAACTTACCTTCAGAATATACAAACACAGCTTATCAATCGGGTGCGTCAGATATTAATCGCGCCGGTTCAAATAGTTTAGCTCAATTACAAGAAAGTCTGGGAACTAGAAAACCCGGATTACTAGCGAATGCTGCAGAAAACTCTCAGCGTAATACTAATAAAAACTTATTAGGATTAAATACCAATCTTCGCTTGAACGAAATCAATCAAAATCTTGCAACTCAACAAGCACAACAAAAAGCACAAGCTGGTGAGAATTTAGGCGCTGCTAACTTTAATGCTGGAGAAGGTTATAAAGGCTATGAGTCTAGAGCAAATCTAGAAAAAGCAAATGCTGATAATATCTTTAGAAACTTAGGGGCTTTGGCTTCAACAGGACAGCAAAGAATTGGTACTGAAGCTGGGCTAGTTAAAGATCAGCAAGCGACTCAAGATCAGGCTCTTCAATATTTAATGAATTTGTATCAAGCTGCTACTGGACAAGCAAATCAATCTGCCGCTCTTGATAACCAAGCAAGACAAGCCTCTGCTGCTCAAATTGGCGGCCTTGGCTCTTTAGCTGCTGGGGTTGGTGGGTTGGCAGCATTTCTTTAAAAGGTGGAAATATGGATTACAATTTAACACAAGAAGAAAATCCTCTTAAAAAGCTAAATCTATTATTTGGGAATTTAAATCCTCAATTAGATCCAAGCAATTTACCAAATCCACAGGCTCAAAGTTTGCCTACGCCTCCTAGCTCGAACATCGTTGGAGATTTAACAGCGCCTCCTTCTCCAATTGCAGCTCAGGCTCCACAGTTCACAGATAAGTCTGCACCAAATGGATTTGCTTCTGCTTTAACAGATCAAACTCCTGTAAAGAAGCCGGGTTTATTTGATAATTTCTTTGGCAATAAACAAGAAGCCGCTCAAACTGATGAATATGGACTTCAAAAGCCTGCTCAAAATAAATTAAGCATGTTTGCTAAAATATTAGGAGTGGCTTTGCCTACTATTTATGGTGCTACTAAGGGCATGCCTTTATATGGAGCTTTGTCAGGAATAAATTCATTAGGAAAAACAGAAGAGAATCAAAATAAAATGTTTAATGATTCTTATCTGAAAAATAGAACTCTTGCTCAAACAGCTTTAAATCAAAAAGAAAGCCATGCTCAAACAGCCGCGGCTCAAGCTTTAACAAAGTCAGCGCAAGATATTACCAAAGAGCATTATGCTAATCAAGATAAGTTGGGGCAGTCTAATTTAGGTCTTAATAAAGAAAAAGTTAATATTGAAAGAACAAAAGCTAATAGTCCAACTAAAGGCCTTAGAGAAAATAAAGACGAAAAATATATTAACCTTATGAATAGGGTTGGATCTTCTGGTGTTAATTCTCTTACTCCGGGAGAGCGTGATTGGTTAAGTACTGAATTTGATCGTAGAAAAAAGGTGGCTGGCGAGCAATAATATGGCAGCATATGAACGGACTCAATTAGATGATGAAATAGAAAAGGCGGCTGGATATAATCCGGCTAAGCCAAAAGTTGCTGCGCCTGTAGATGATTATTCAGGATCTACAAGAGTAGACCGCCACAACAATCCAATTGCTGTAATGGCAGCGCCTTCTTTTCAAAGTATATTAGATAAAAATGGAATCAATTACGAGGCTGGTGACGCGTTCCCTGACAATGAAGGTGGCTCTAAATATAGAACTCTTAAATTCTCTAATCCTCAAAGTGGAAATGCTGCGGCTAAGGCAATTTTAAGTAATTCTCCATCTGCATTTAATTGGTATTTAGGAAGCACTGGTAAAAAAGCTGCTGAAACATTTCCTAGCGTAAGAACTCCTGAAGATTTTGCCGCATTAGACGAAACCTCTAAAAATAATTTTATAGATTCTATTGCTCAGGCAGAGGGAACAACAGGTAAAGTTTTATCTAAAAATTTAAATCCAATTTCTTATAAATATGAAAAAACGCCTTTAGATGAACAAATTGAAAAAGCGGCAGGATATCAAAGTACTGCAATAGATCCTATGCAAGGAACTACGGCGCCTAACTATAGAAAGCTCATTCAAAAAGGATTTATAAACGCAGCCCCACGGGCTGAGCAACTTTTAGGAATAGATAAAGAGCCTGAAGGTTTATTAAAAAATATCAATAAAGGTATTATTGGCGCTGCAGTTGGGTTTCCTTCTCAGGTGGCAGCTTCTGCTTTAGGAATTCCTGAAGAGGTTAAATATGCCGCTACAAATCCAATAGATTATTTAAAAGAAGCAGGTGGGCAAACGGCGGACATGATAGCTCAGCCTTTTGACCCCCGCAATTATACATTAGATAAAATTTATCAAGATCCTATTGCTGCAATAATGAACGCGGCAACCGCTTTTGGTGTTGGCCATGCAGCTTTAAAAAAGCCTACACCTTTAACTTTTCCAAAAGAAAATTTAATTGAAAAACCTGCTGAAGTTACGCCTTCGGGATGGGAACCCCCTCCAGAAGCACCCGCGCCTTGGCCTGCTCAAAAAATTATTAAGGCTTCACCTGAAGAACAAACAAAGATTGCATTAGAACAAAAAATTAAAGATTGGGCTGCACAAAAAGAAGCTGCACAAGCTCCTCAGAAGATTATTAAAGGAGATTTAAATGGTGCTATCCCCGGGCAAATTGAAAAAGTAAATACTGAAATGAGTCGGCTTCCAGAACCTACTGAGATAACTCCGATAGATGAAGGTTTCAAACCTACCTATCCTGATAGAAGCGAATTTACTCCGTTTAAAAAATTAGACAAAAACACTCAAATCTCTCTTCAAGGATTAAGAGACGAAATAAATAGTTCTACAAATGATGGTTTGGGAAATGGTCGTGGAGGTGGTTCAGATTTTCCAATACAAGGACTTGGTTCAAAGATAAATCAACTAAAAGCTTTAGACGCTTATATTGAAGGAAGAACAAGAAAGCTCGGCACTGCTCAGCTAGATAAAATTAAAGAATATTTAAAGCATGTCGATAATAAAACTGAATCAATTTACGGTGAAAAAGCTTATTATCCTCAACCTCCTTTAGATTATTTAACCCCTGTTCCTGTAGATGCTGTTCCTGCAAAGGCTCCTGCTCCACTCCCTGAAGTTGAAGTTGCAGAAGCACCTAAACTAAGTTTAAAAAAGATTAAGAAAGTTATTGAACAAGGAGTGCAAAATGCCACTGAAAAAGGGATCGTCCCAGAAAACAATATCCCAAAATATCAAGGAATTCCACAAGGGGCCAACATACCAAAAAACATTGCAGAAATTCGGCAAGACAACGGCGGACAGACAGGCTATCGCCGCCTCGGAGTTCAGCGCGCATCAGTCGAGCAAGAAGCGCCAGTTCAAAGGTCTCTTCGGAAGATAGTTCCAGAGATTAATATTCCTCCTTTAGAAGATCCTGTAAGGCCTCAGCTTAATATTAAAGCGAGTGGTGTAGCTCAATCCATAGCTGAGAGAGCGGCGGAACGCGGGCACGCTCCTATTGAAGATTTAGCCAAGTTTGAAAGCAAGACTTTTAAAGATCAGGATGCCAGAGTTAGCAATTTAATATCTTCAAATCCTGAAATGGCTAGAAAGATTGTAAGAGGGGAAGCTTCTTTACCAGAAGGTTTGAGCAGCTCTAGATTTTTAAAAGCAGCGGAAGAACATTTTAAAAATGACCCTCAGGCTACTATAGATTTATCTAAGTCTAAATTAGCGACTGACGCTAGTGTTCACGGGCAAGAGCTTGGTTTTATGCGCGGGGTTGATCCTACTTCTGCTGTTAGTGCTGTAAAAAAGTTAAGAGAAGATATTCGGGCCACTGCTGAAAAAAGGCTTGGAAATGTTGATGCTGCGGAAGCTTTAGAAAGCCATAAAATTGAACAGCATGTAAATAAATTTGTTGAAAAAGAATTATCAAACACAGCTCAATGGAAATCTTTTATTGATAGTATTATTTGTAAATAAGGAAACGCATGGCCTTTTGTTTAATAAAACCAGTGGCAGAGCAATTTAAGAGAATGATTGAGAGTGGTGAGTTGCGTGCGAGTGATCTTATTAAGATGACTTCTGAGCAAAGGCATGCTGCTTTTGCTAAAGTTGTTGGTGCTGAAAATGCAAAGCCTGTAAATTCTTTATTTGAAAGTAGATTGCTTTTAAAAAATCAAAAAGCCGCTTTTTTAAATTGGGCAGATAAAATTGTAGGAAACGCCAAAGCTCGCCCTGATATTATTTCTAAAATCAATAAACTAGACCGAGTATTAAACCCAGCTGAAAAATCAGCATTTTTAAAAGATTTAGCAGCTCAAAAATTAGGGACAGATGTTTCTTTCGAGCAGGTTAAAAAAATTTCTGAACTTGCTTCACAAGTAAGAGCTTTTAAAGAAAGTGCTTTAGCTGGAAAAGACCGAGTAAAGTATGGCGAGAAGTTAGTAGAGTTTCATGATTATATGAATTCTTTAAAAGAAAGCAGAAATAAAATTTCTTTAAAAGATATTAAAAACGCTCCTGTCCAGTCTTTGGGAAAAGGGATTTCTAATTTAGGCGGATTAGCAAAGTCTTTAAAAGCGTCTTTAGATAACAGCGTTATCGGAAGACAAGGCCTTAAAACTTTATTTTCTCATCCTTCTGTTTGGCTCAAAAATTCAATTAAAAGTTTTGAAGACATGGTGAGGGCGTTTGGAGGGAAGGAAGTAGTCAGCAAAGTAAAAGCAGAAGTCCTTTCTAGGCCAAATGCTTTAAATGGTTTGTATGAAAAAGAGAAGCTTGCTTTAGGAAATATAGAAGAAGCTTACCCTACTAGCTTGCCTGAAAAAATTCCAGTCTTAGGAAGAGCTTTTAAAGCTTCTGAGGCTGCTTTTAATGCTTTCCAGCTTAGAACAAGAGCAGATGTTTTTGATAAGTTAGTTCAAATTGCAGATAAAACCGGTGGTGATATTAAAGGCATTGGGCAACTTGCTAATTCTTTAACTGGCCGGGGGAATATTGGCAAATTTGAACATGCAGCCACAACTTTAAACAATCTTTTTTTCTCTCCAAGATTCCTTAAAAGTAATATTGATTTTTTAACTGCTCATCGTTTTGATTCTGATATGGGTTCTTTTGCAAAAAAAAGAGCTGCAATAAATTTAGCAAAAACAATTGGTGGAATTGCTAGTATTTTGGCAATTTCTAATGCTGTGGCTCCCGGCTCTGTTGAAGTTGATCCTCGAAGTTCTAACTTTGGTAAAATTAAAATAGGTGACACTCGGTTTGATGTTTCTGGGGGCATGAGTTCTATTTTAACTTTAGCGGCACGTTTATTTTCTATGTCTACCAAAAGTAGCCTCTCTGGAAAAGTTACACCTTTAAATAGTGGCGGTTTTGGCTCTAGAACTGGTGTTGATGTTGTTGAAGATTTTATTGAAGGGAAGTTGGCTCCTATTGCTGGAGTTTTAAGAGATTATTTAAAAGGTCATGATATGTCTGGCCAAAAACCTACTTTAGCATCTACAGCAAATAATTTGCTAACACCTCTTCCCATTACAAACTATAATGAACTTAAAGATCATAAAAATTCAGCCCCAATGTTGGCCGCAATGATTGCAGACGCATTGGGTATTGGTACAAACACTTATTCAAAAGACGATTATAAGAAGAAAAAAACACTTAACAAAATAAAGGATTAATTATGAAAATGGATATGGAAGACGAAGGTAAGCTAGGAAGAGTTAAAAAGTTAATGGAAATGATGAAAGCCATGCACGCAAGTGAAGACGGCGAAGAAGCTGGCAGCCCTCAATTAGGGAACGGAAGCAATCCTTTCGCTGGAGCTGAAGACGATGACATGAAGCTTTTAAAGCAAAAGATGATGGAAGACGAAAGTATGGAAGGCTCAGAAGGAGACGAAGAAAATGAATCCCCTGAATATCAAGCGTTAGAAGATAAAATGGGAACTGAAAAGCATGAAGGCCCTACTCATCTGTTTGGCAAAAAGCCTCATGAAGGTTTAAAAATCATGATTGCCTTAGCTAATGCTCGCAAAGGTAACAGAGCTTAAATGAGTGCTTTACTACAACAACAATTTGCATTTTCCAGACTTCTGCCTAGGCTAATTGACGAAGCTCATCGCCTAGGCTTTGAAGTACAGTTTGGCGAGCTATGGCGCACTCCTGAGCAAGCAAGATGGAACGCGGCTCATGGTCTAGGAATTGTGAACTCTAATCACTGTAACCGTATAGCGGTTGATTTGAACCTATGGAAAGACGGGCATCTATCTGGTGACATAGATGATTATAGACCGCTTGCTGAATTCTGGAAGAGCTTGTCTAGGACAGAGGCAATTTGTGTCGCAGGAGTAGATTTTAAAAAGCCTGATATCTTTCATTTTAGTTTATTTTTTAATGGCATTAAATAAACAAAGCCCTTACAATTATAGAAACAACAATTAGGGGGATGGGATATGTTAAAATCAGGGTTTAAAACTTCTGAATTTTTACTTACAATTTTATCTTTAGTTTATACTAACGTAACTAGCATTGCAGGTTTTCTTGATCCAAAAATTGCTGCCGTTTTCACTGCTATTGTTAGCGGCGCTTATGTGATTTCAAGAGGAATTGCAAAGCAATCTGACGCTGCGTTATCTGATCCTCAAATGGATTCTAAATGAACAAAATTTGGCCCTTTGTAAAGTTCTGTCTTTATAGCTTTGCTTATCTTTTTGGACACAGAAATGCTGTAATTGAGATGGAAGCTAAATCAAATAAGTCAGCATTAGATGAGGCCACAACTGTTTTAGATAAAAGAGAAAAGGTGAGGGCTAAATATGACAAGATACGTAATTCTATTCCTAATAGTTGGCCTGATAAGTTGCGGAAGACAAATAAAGATTCAAAGTAACCCACTAGCAGCTCCACAATGCGCTGCAAGCGTGCAAAAGTTTAAAGACATGCTTTCGGAGTCTCAGCCTACCTTGGTAGAGCCTACCCCTTGGGAGCTTGTAGATTTGGTTGAATGTTTGGAATTATTATCTAATTGATCTTCCATGGGTCTACATCTTTTTTCTCTAGCTCTTCTATTATGCCCTGATTTAATCTCTCCATAAAAAGGAGTTGGGTTATATTTCCCACCTAAGTGTTCAGCACAGTAATATTTATCGTTTACTTTATTGTAAGCAGGTCTTGGACAAGTTTGAGTTCTTTCGCAATTCATTGGTAGCATAACATTTAAAACAAAACCCTGAGCCAGTAGAAAGGGTTAGTAACGCCCAGCCCAGGGTATGCTTTTTACCCTCTTTAAGGTAAATCTTTAATTATATTCATTTTTAAAGCTGATTAAAGCACCTTCGGGTAAAATGCCCGCTTGTACTATTTCACATTCTGACAGGCGCTTCTCTAGGATAAATACTTCTGAATTATTCCACAAGCCTAAAGAGTCAGAAATTGAATCTAAAAACCCTTTTTTTTGAACTGTAGAGACAGTTTCCAAGATAGTAAAAGCAAGCATAGAAGCTTGTTTAGCATTTTCAGAAGAATATTTTATTAATGCTTTTAGTCTTTCTAGAAACAAATCTAAATCATCGGAATCTTTAATTAGCAAATCTGAAAAGAATTCTTGCTTAGAACATGACATGTTAACCCTTTCATTTTTTTACAAACATAAATACTATTTGTACAAGTATGCCTATCAGACCAATTATAATTGAAAAGTAAAGTTTGTTTACTTTAGCAAGTAAGCTTTCTCTCCAATTATATGACTCCTTAAGAGTCATTTTGTTTTCATCTTTGAGATTATCAATCTCTTTAAGTATTTTATCAAAACTAGCATCCCAGCGCTCTGAATGAGAATCAAAACGTTCTTCTAGAATATTGATCTTTGCATCATGCTCAATAGTCATATGGATAAAACTCTTTTCTGTTGGGGGCATACAATAATAATATCATATGCTTATACATCAAACAAATAAGAATAGTTACTTTTTAAAAAAAGTTAGAATGGTTTTAGCAAGAATAACTAACAATACTTTAAAGTCCATTTAAGGATCGCTAGAAACTTTAGGCATATTTTTAAGCATCATTGCATGAGCATCTAAATGAAGCTGATGAAGATCTTTTCTAGGCCCTCTTTTCTTACCTTTAGGCCAGCCTTTTTTATTTGAGACAAATTCTAATTTTATATCTTTTCTATTTTTACTTCCTTTTGTTCTAGCCATATCTAACCCTTTCTAGGTTTGAGTGTTTGTCGCATAATGCGAAAATACTTTAAAATAATCTAATGTCTTTAAATTGAATGTAGAAGGTTTTGCTTTGGAGGAGAGTTCTTCCCAGAGGGCTATAAATCTAGGAATGATTACAGCCCAATCAAAATGCTTAATCTGGAGTAAGCATTGGATAGCCATGTTCTCTCTAATTTCTTTGTTTTCAATTAACCATAAAGTTTTATTTATAAACTCTTCTTTATCCACTTCTACACATGCTGAAAATTGCATTTGATTTATTCCATCATATTGAAAAGGTAAAATCTCTCCCTTAGGCTTAAGAGTAGTAGGAATAAGAAAACCAGTGACACCCTCTTGAACAATATCCCGATATCCACTCCAATCATAAGCAACGATGGGCAGCCCTGAAGCCATAGCTTCAAGTAAGGAAAGCCCAAATGTTTCTTGAGTGTTATTAGAAGGAGCTAGGAAGATATCTGCTTCGCTTAGAAGCTCTCTTTTTCTTTCTTCTGAAATATTAATTTCTATTTTAACATAAATATTTAATTCTTTAGCTTTTTCCTGAACATGACCAGAGTATCGTACGTAACCAGTAGAATCCGCACCAGCTAGTGTAAGGTGTATTTTTTTTGTTGTTAGTTTAGAAATCTCTTTCACCATCTCTAAAAGAGGAAATAAATCTACCTTCGTATATTTACAAAATCTTCCTAAGTAGAGAAGTCGAATCACATCATCTTTTTTAGGCGCTTTAAAGTAAGAGCTAGAGTCTATGCCTAGGGGGATGATGGGAAGGATTATAGATTCGCTCATAGAATGGCTTGAAAGCATCTTTCTAACAGCTTTTTGAGCAGCATTACTTGTGCAAATCAACGTATCTGATTCGGTAATCCCTGCAATCATATTCATGTACATCCACTCCATAAATGGAGCATGCCCAAGTGTGTGCGTAATACCAGTCACAGCCATTGGCTTAGGGTTATAAGCCTTTAAAGAGAGTGCCCTATACATGTCTGGCCCTGGATAATGAAGAACATCTATAGGATTCTCTTTTAGAAAAGTAGGGATATCCACCAGACTAGGGTCTAGAATAGAGACCCTATGCTCTCCAGCATATTTCACTAAAGCATCTAAAAAGGTCTTATTGGCTATATGCCTACCCATCAGCTTTAGCGGTTCTTTGTATATTAATACTCCGATGTGCATATTCTCCCCTAGAGCGTAAATCAGGCAATCCCTGATAGCTTAAGTTTTAACAGTTTAATAAGAAGAGAGTCCTTATTTATCCCCTCCCCCTAAAGCCCTGGATTAGTCCGGGGCTCTTTTCTTCTACCTACTAAATAATCTATTGAGAGGTCTTGCTGTGCAAACAGCAATCCCAACTCCCGGACTAACGACGCTACCCACTGGAGAAGCAAAATAAGCGCTTAAATGTTCATTAGCATTACAAAAAGATTCTGGAGGAGGATAAGTAGCAGCCGGTGATTCATTACAAACTAAATGGCTTTCACCTGGCAGCAAAGCTATGCGCCCAGCAGTATCTGTAAAAAATTCGTGATACACTCTGTAATTAATACAAGTCATTATTAGTCCTTTTTAATTGTTACGGCCCCGCTTGGAATCGAACCAAGAATATCAGTTTTGGAGACTGACGTGATGCCATTTCCACTACAGGGCCTATCCATTCTAGGATGTAATGTCCTCAGCCTCGGAAGGCGGAGGGCTAGAATCTTCTTTGTAACCACACCAAGCACATTGCCCAGAAGCTACTGCTATTGAGTAGTTTTCTTTGTTGCATTTATAACAATGTACTAAATATAATTTCCCTTGCTCATCTCTAAAGTTAGGTTGCATATCTTGTATATTATCCATTTAAACCTCTTTATTTTCTTCTAATACTTGTAAGATTTTCTTTAAAACTTCTTTAGCCTTCTCTTTGGTGCGGAAGACACGGTTTTGTTCTAGAAGCCTTTGATCAGGTTCAAAGTTCCACCAATTTGTTGAAGTAACCTGAAGCATAAAATCACTAGACATTATTGTGTAATATTCTTCCCCCTCTTCAGGCAACCAACGATCGGGGAGAGGTTCAAAGCAATCAGGGTAGTCTATAATTTGAAAGCCCATATATGAAAAGCCTGAGTCAGTTATAATTTGATCTTTCTTAAATCCCGGACAATCAATCTTACATCTATACTTTTTCATTGGTTTGCTTTCTGGTTTTATAGAATTTATTTTATAAAGTTCAGTAATAAATTGAGAGCCAAATATCATTTCCTCACCCCATTACACGCCATCAGATTGTTTTCGAGCATGGCGATTTTGTTTCCATACGTTAGCTTTCCTTGCCAAAATCCCAAAGCAAAGCCTATAAATAAGCAAATCGACATAGCGCAAAATAATATTGTATCTGCCTTCATTCCCCATCCCCTTCATTCAAGATTTTATCGATTCTCTTAAGATGAGCTGAATAAGAAACCCATACTGTACTAGAGTTTTTAAGATTTATAAAAGCTTGTAGTTCTCTATTAATTTTAATAAGTTTATCTTTCTCTTCAGAACATTGAGAGTTAGAAAAGCAAAATTTTTTCTTCTCAATCTCATCCAAAAATTCATCGAGTGTTTTCATTTCTCCCCTATCCCCTCATCTGCTGCTTTAATTAAGGCGTCTGCGAGAGAAAGAGCAGTTTCCGAAACAATTAAAGCTGTGTCTACAGTGTGTTTTTTAGAGGCCATATCTATATTATACATCAACTGATGATTTGAAATTATACCATTCATAGCTGCCTTAGCAAACTCATCCCTCCTCGCCTTCTGAATCATCTCATCGAGCCATGGAGTGCCGGATTCAGGGACTTTGAGGTGAATGGCTGCGTATTCTTGTAGTCGCATCCCTTCCCATTCTTGCATGGTTACAGAGCCATCTATTCTTTCATGTCTGAAAGTTACTGGGAAAGCAGGTTCTGCTTTTATATCTTTTGATTCATTCGACATGGTTATTCCTTCCTCTCCCATACTTTGCCGCAGGAGCATTCTTTTTTATACGCACCTTTACCATCACCTTTATGATATTCCGTTTTATACGGATGCCCAAAGTTCAGAATTGCGCAGAGGATTTGTTTAAGTAGGATTTGTTTAAGTTTTCTCATTCTCTACCCTTAGTTTTAGTAATTTTTGTTGTATTACAATTTAATTATTTATAAACAAGACATTCCTCTTGAATAACCGACTTATCAAAAGCAATAATATCTGGAATTAATATTGAGGGTTGATAATGAGGTCGACTCCAATTATTATCACCACATTTTGAACATTTTTCATCCATCCCTATTCTCCTTTGCTTTATGGTTGTGTTCCCAACTTCTTATTCTTTGATCAGTTGTTAGCCTTCCATCGCCAGCTTGATCGCCCTGCGCACCTTCTCAAAATCGCCACGCGAAAACAGACAACCTCCGAACTCATCGTCCCGGCAATACATTTCGTTGTCCAACCAGCGCAACACCTCCAGCATTTCAGGGGCAGCGGCAATCAATTTTGCGTTGGCCTCGTGTTCTTCCTTCGTAATGCTTCGCGGGTCGCCTTTTCCACAATCGAAATAGTTAACCATCGCAACATGCTTGCAGCCGGATGAAATAGCGGTTTTCACGTTCACATCTTCAATCCGCCATGGTGCATTGCTGTGTACCGGGTAATCTTTACCACTGTAGGGTGTTTTCCCGTCCGTTATAATTGTTGGCGCTTCACTGTCTTTGCAAACTGTTCCACGGTAAGTGTTCCCGTCTCCATAACTATTCATTATGTACCTCCACTTCCTCTGCCATAATCTTCAGAAACTCTTCAAAGTTATATGCCACCTTATAATTTTCACCATCCCTCGTGGTTATGTGCAGCGTATGATTTGATCCACACGCCACAGCCACAGAAACGATATGGTCTATACGCATACAAATTGAGTGCGTTTCGGTGTAGATCATTACAAACCCTTTTGGGATCTTCGGCTCACTCATAAACCCTCCTTATCAAGCCCATCCTGCACAAATTTAATAATCGCCTCTTCCGCCTTCTTGTCCCGGTCAATATAAAAACGGTACAGCAATTCTTCTGCTTTCAATGCCCGCTGGTACATATCCTCAGCGTGGGCTTTTGCGTGTGCTGCCGAACGATCCGCATCGATAAACTTTCCCAGCGGTTTCCATTCCATAGGCATTTTTGAAAACGGGTTCCATGCGTGCGGCTTCCATTGCAGTGTCCCGCCACATTGCGAGCACATCACACAGGGGTCAATCACAACCTTTCCGTCCTCGTCTACGATTGCGATCTGGTAAACCCATCGGCCATTGTTGGCTTTCGTGCGTATTACAATTTCATCTCCTGTGTATTTCGCCAACGGGAAACGAGCATCGTCAATGCTTATCCATCCGTTTTTATCTGACATAAATCCTCCAAAAATAGGCTAACAAGTCGTTTCACTCGGACTGGCCAAAAGCGGCCAGCCGGTGAACTCAGTCGATCTATCCACATTTCGTCTTTATCTGGATTCAAAGAAAGCCATACCTTCTTCTTTTCCTGATAATTACGAAACCACCTATTTCTTTTTCTTTGTCGTCCTGTTTTCATTTAGACCATTCGTTCCATAAGCTAATCATATACTCCGCGATTTCTTTGCGTTCTTCTGGGGTGACTTTATATTCATCAACTTCTCTTCCATCTTCTACGTAAATAGTTTCTTTGTTCCAACCAGGATGAATAAAACCAATACAAGAATCAAAAACCCTTCCACTATCTAATACATATTTTATTTCATCATACTTCATCTGAACCTCTTTTAGATTTTAAGATATTTTTGAGCATTTCATTTTCTCTTAAAATTATACTGATTTTTTTCACGTCTGGTTCTTTTACTTCTACGGATTCAAGCGCATTGTCTATATTTGGATGAGCTCTTAAGCCTTCTGTGAAGACTGTGCTTTCATAATAATTTATTTTAGAAAAAGCTGAATCAATAATATTGTTTTGAGAATTAATTTGAGACTCTAATTCACGAATAGTTTTCACCAAAGCAGCAACTCTTTCTGGGCATCTAGCAATAAAATCCCAATCTCTACTATTAAGAGGAGCTCCACTTACCCAATGAATCTGCTTTAACTCTTCTTCTATTTTGTCTATGTCTAGTGGTTCGGTCATTCTGCCTCCGCTGCTTTGATTGCTTGTTCTAAAATAGAATAAGGTTCATCTCCTAATATTTCAGGAATAGAGTTATAGCTTAAAGCTTTTAAAGCTTCTTTACACGCTTCTAAGAGTGGATAAAAATGACTCGCTTGCTTGCAGAATATAGAAGCATCTCTAAAGTCTTCAATAAGTTCTTTATCTTTAAAGAACTGAAGAAATTCTCCACAGGGATGCGCTCTAAATTTATAAATATGTTTCTTTTCTTGCGTCATAAATTCTCCTTATGCACGACCCACGAATCGAACGTGGACAATAACTAACAGAACGTCTTCTGATATAGCCATAGACTCTACCATTAAGCTAGTCGTGCTAAATTCACATCCTTTGAGCGGGCCAGAATTGCACTGGCTAGCTAAGTCAGCCGTGCTGGCTACCACGACCGGATTCTAGCAAATTGATTATGGTTCAAGCTTAAACTCTGCCCACGTAACTACGTTTCGCTGTCAACGCCGCCGCTCGCAGGAATGTGAAAGATTAATCTTATTATTCTTCGTCTTCTTCTTGATCTTCTGAAGGATCATAATCAGGATTTGTTTTATAAACGTTCAATATCTCTTTATCAGAAACACCTGGAATTTTTGGCAAATAAGCAATATCATGTTCTCCTTCACAAAAAGAACTCGAATCATCTTCAAAAATTATTCTAAATAATTGGAAACATGGGCTTTCTGAATCAAATTCAGTTGAAATATAGCCCTGCACTTCTTTTATTTTTTTACCAGCAAGTTTCTCAAGATTAATCCAATTTCCACCTGAAGAATCAAATTCAGCTTTTACATCATTGTGACTTTTCATACCCTCTCCTCTTCCGTACTTCCTTTAAATTTTATCCATTCGATCATGATTAACTTTCTTTTCTGCTTCTTCAAAAGCAGAGGTTAACAATTCATATTCTTCATCGGTTAAAGTTTTAAAAATTTGTTCCATTACTGTTTTTAAAGGAACTCCAACTTTTGAGTTTTTAAAATAAACTAAATTTTTATCCATCTATTTTAATCCATAGATCAGCTTCGATATCTGATTGTTCATTACTAATCTTGGAGTCTATGCCAAATGAATTAAACTTTACATTCTTCAGCACCACTCGTAAGGGCTTGTCGGTTTGAAGCTTGCCTAAGCTACGTTCATTAATTAATTGTTTTAAGAAATCTGAAGAGAATAAGCCTTCAGGCGTTTTTTCTTTAAGTGAATTAATAACACAAGGACTCATCAATACTTCTTGCTTGGGTTGTGTGTCGTAGGGGAGCCAGTCATTTATTTCACTATCATGAGCATCACATTCTCCCAATTCTGTTTTTCCAACAGAAACCCCCATGCTAGTGATAGCTAATAAAGTAAAAACACGTCGACTTTTACTATCCCAAACTCCTCGCTTAAACTTCTGCCCAATATGTTCTTTATTTAGTTTCATTTTATAATTTCCTGATATTTTTCAAAACTTATTATCGCCTCAAAATACAGCTTAAGTTCTTTTATTTTAATAACACGTCTACGCCTATAGATATCCTCTAATTCCCATGTGTCCGCACCATAATCGGTACGTATAATGTAGAAGATTTTACCATTTCTATTGTCTCGTAATCTTGGAGCACGCTCCAATTTCATCTTCTCACCTCAGTTAAAAGCTTATGAACAATATCGTAAGATTTCCTTGCAGAAGCTAGTGCCTTATGAGCAGGGAACAAAGGAAACATCTTACGGATAGAGAGATAGAGGCGTTTAAGATCTTGATTCATATCTTATGCTCCACAAAGATATTAGGTTCATCAGGATTCGAAGTGTCCTCTTCTTCACACTCCCAAATTTCAAAACAATCAGGATGAAAAGCAACATCTCGGCTGTTATCAGCAGGATCTTCTGCAAGAGTAAACCTGTCATAAAGATCCAAGTCTAATTTGCAGTAGAAGCAAACTTGTTCTAAGTTTTGATATTGTGTGGCTGTTAAGCCTTCTGGATATTCTTCGCGTGGTGTGTCTCTATAGCAGTTCATTTTCTAACCCTTTCTTAAAATGAATTGTTTATTTATTTAATATATTTCACTAGCTTTTATTGCTTTTTTACGTCCGCCTAATTTTCCATTAGCTTGAGAAGCTTTAGTTTTGGCTTTAGATTTAACTTGGCCACCTTTTTTACCGGCTTCACTTAAGAAGTTCTTAATTTGTTTGGAGATTGTTTCTTTCTTCATTTTATAATCTTTCTAGCTAAGCAGCTTTGGTTTGTCAACTAATTAAAATAATTATTTATACAATTCTCAAATTCTTCGAAAGAATAACAGATTTTAGTTTTGTATCCTCTTGCTTCCATCAATATCATAAACTCTTGTTGTTCTTTAGTGGGTTTATTGTAGCCGGTTTTCATTTCTATCCATAGGCCATGAAACTCTTTAATAGGCTCAGGGATAAACAAATCGTACACACCTGCGCGAACCCCTTCTCTCTTCAGTTTAATGGCAACAAGAAGGTTTCTGAGCCCTCCATTGCCTATTGCAAAGATGACTCTCTTGGGAAATTGCATTTTAAACCAATTAACACACTGGCATTGGAGTTGATGCTCTGAAATTTTAGGCTTTGATGTTTTTGTTTTCATTTTCTTTCCATTTTATCCATGCGAGGCAGATTGCTTCAGGTGCTGTCGTTCCAATAGAACCTTCATCATATTGATCTGAAATGGCATCTTGAATTAAATCTCCAGTATTCTTGAACACATGATAATAAACTTTAAACTTAACATCTTTTCGATCTATATGCTTGAGATATGCTCCAGGCATCTCTTCAAACAATTCCCAAGCATCTAAAATTTTTAAACTCCAATAAGGAACTAGCTTATCAGCAGCTAAACCATATTGTGTTTTATGATAATCAATTCCTTTTAATTTTGCTATTTGTTCATCAAGTTTAGTATGAATCATCTCTTCTCCCCAAACACAGGCTTCTTTAACTCACTAAAGAGCTGACTATCAATAATGGCTGTCCCTTCAATAATCTTTACACACCGAAGCACATTAAAAAGATGCCCCACTTCATAATCAAGCAAACTAGCTTCAGGCCTCCAGCCAGCTTTCACTAACTTCTCTTTTACCCCTTCAAAGTAATCATGGAGCCAAGATGGATTTTTATTGTTAGTCTCACAAAGACGAAACATCTCTTCGTTCCCGCAATAGCGTATAGGGCCTTCAGGGGTATCGTGACGTAAAAGGATAGGCTCCTCTATAGATCTGCGCACAGTGAGGCGTTTAAGCTGATCCATTGGCATTTCTAGGATAGTGTCGCCTTTGAGTTTATATAGTTTCCAGGTCATAAATCTTCAATCCCCACTATCTTTTCACTAGTCACGCTAGATTTAGGCTCAGGGGCTCCCATAAGAGCTTCCCTATAAGTATTTTGTAAAACATGGTCATTTGGGTATAATGCCAACATCTCTTCATGCCATTTAATTTTAAAAGCCCTTTGGTCACATTCAGGTGTTGAAAGGAGCTTTTGTACAAATTGACAGTAGTCTTTGCCTGAAGGGTGAGATTGACTCACGATACATTCTCCTCTTTAATCCATCCTTTAGCTAAAAGCTCATTTAAACAAGTGACGCTCTTATCAATACAGCTCTTGCAATAGCCTTCTAAGAGGTCTAAATCTTTAATCCTGGCTAGGCACATCTTGCAGTTATAATAATTATACTTAAGCTTTTCTTCATTTGGCTCTAGTTCATTCATAATTTACCCTTTCTAAATTGTTTTAAATTTTGAGCGCAAAAAACCTTCGCATCTGAGTAGAGTAGTTAACCCAGAAATAATTAACTCGGAATATGTTGCAGCTCTGGTCCTTAAGCTAAGCGTACAATTGTATATTATCTGGCATGTGTTCACTTATTATCGCGGGCACCACCCCGCTGTAGTCCTGCATCTCTAATTGGCCCTCATTGAAGGGGCGCACCAGCTTGTCCCGTATCTCCCCCTGCTGCAGAGGATTAAGGCGCCTGGAAGCTACAGTTTGGAATAACTACCCGTAAGACTACCGAGCACTGTATGAAGACGGCGCACAATTGTAGTTAACCTAAGCTATCTCCCTCTAAATATCTCTCCATCTTTTAAATGAGGGATTAGGAGTGAGCGCGTTTAAAGTGGGGCGCACAAGATCACTTAAAGGATTAGCTGGAATGGAATCGTGTGATCCCAAGCAAAGGTATGGGTTTAAACATTACTGTTTAAATATTCCATCCCAGCAAATACTTTAGTTGTTCATTTCTATATTGGATTCCCCTTGCTATTGACTTCACACGATTGAAGTATTGAAGTTTTGTTGATGGTAAAATCTTAATTAAGATTTAAATAATTACAAGCCTTTTTCTATCTCAGACTTACGAAAACTTATAACTGTGCGTAATATATCAACTTTTAATATTGCCATTTCGTATTCTACTTTGGCTTGTTGGAAGTTTCTGTTTGCTTCTGTAAGTCCTTCTTGAAATTGTTGCCATTCTTCAGAAGAATATGCTGCATCTTCTTTTTCATTATTAGGAATTTTAGGGCTATAAACTGTTGCTCCGGCAGGAACTATTGTGCCAACAGGTAAAGGTTTAGCTCTTATGTTTACTTTTAAAGTAGCAAGAATAGGTTTAGCTTTATTTTCAATCTGCTCATAGTTTACTTTAGCCTCGGCAAACTTCTTATAACAAACATGAGCCCAAGCCCCTCTTGAAATTAATTCATTTAATAACTGCTCGTGAGGCATTAAATAATAATTAGGGGTTTCAGTTTCCATAAGCCCTCAACACACAAGAAACATTCTGAGTATATCCATTTGAGCGTTGAGTGTAAGTAAATATGCCAGAATTAATCGAACCCCGCATATTAGTTACTTCACCCGCTACAGTTCCAACATAATCAATACTATCACAGCCCGTTTGAGACCAAGTAAAAGCAACTCCATCCGAAACTCCTGTCCCATCTCTAAACCATCCTCCAACACCTACTTGATTGCCAGCTCTACAATCCCAGTAAGTCGAAGCGTCTTGAGCATTGTTGCCATTTAAAAAATCAGCCATATGGAAATTGCAGTTTTGTTCGGAAGCATCTAAACCGATTAAGTCTTCGCCACTTGCTCCGCCACAACTTGAAAATAAAAGTAAAAGTAAAATTAATGTCAATCGCATAAAACCCTTTCTGAAAAATAGTTGGGCGAAATTATTGCGCACAAATCACCCAACTTAATTAATTGAATTTAAAACGGTATTTCACTATCAAATTTAGGCTCTTGAGTAGGAAGAGGGGGCTCTTCTTCTTTTTTAGCAGAATTAGCAGCTTTAGCAGGGCCTAATTGTTTAAGCTCTATACTTTGAAGCGCTTTCCATTCATTGTTTGTTAATTCTTTTTTAACAAAGACAGAATAGGTTGTATTTTTTTCAACGCCTGTACGTTTAATTTTAAATATGTTTTGTTCGCCATATTCAAGGATTGCATCTTTGATTGCGGTAATAAACCCATAACCGCCAGAAACAATCTTTGCTGAAGATGCTCCGACAGGAATAAAATTAAGCTTAAACTTAAAAGAAGAGCCTTCAACTTTAGTGGGATATTCTTTGTATGGTTTTTCTTTAAAGATGGTGAAGAAGCAATAAGGATCACCCATAAAGACACCTTCTATAAATTGCCCGTCTTTAAGTTGTACGTAATCCTCTTTTGAAAAACTATTACCGTCATTTTTACCGAATGTGTCTACCCATGACATATATTTTCTCCTGTTTAAATGTGCTCTAAGAGCGGTTAATAAATTGATTTTATTATGTATTTTTGTTATTATTTTACTGTGACTAACTTACGAGTTTTTAACTTTTCAACAGGTTTATCCACAGCTGTGAATTGTTTATGATACCACTGGGGGGCGTCAAAATATTCCCAGCATTTAATTGCGGCTTTTGCTCCTTCTAACGCTCTTTCTAATTTTAATGCGCCGTAATTATAGAGTTTAATCTGTGAAGGATTTTCTCGCTCGATATTAATAATTAAACCGGAAGAGCAATCGATTCCCCGAGACTCAAGCAGCCCTTGGCGGTATATAGCGAGTTGAGCAGTCATCTTAGGCTCATAGATGGAGCCCGTTTTAAAGTCGCTCATAACGAAACCTGGCACTAATGGGTCGCTATTCTTAGAGAGGTAAGGCGTTAAATGTTTGATGGAAGATTCGTTTAACCTGAAACAAACATCAAAACGCCCGCACACTCTCAAAACATGACTTGTCACTTGCTCTTCTAAGCCAATCACTTCGAGCCCTGAATCTTTATAAAACTCACGAAAAGTATTTAAGGCAATTTCAACATCAGGATTTTCAGAAGTAAAACCTTTACCATTTAAAAAGCCTTCAAAGCCCGAATGACAATCAGTCCCAAAGTCTTGAACGCGTTTACCTTCTAAAGAAGGCCCAGCTAAACCTACTTCACAAGCCCAATTTAAGCACGTAGCAGATTCAAGGCGCTCTTTTAACGAGTCATGAGTAGCAAGCCCGCGCAAAGCAAAGATTATTGCTTGAGAAGCTTGCTTGATTTTCCATTGCTCGAGTCCATATGAAGAACCTGCGCTACTTAAAACAGTAGTAGCTCCGGGATAGTAAGCGTTTCTTTCTTCACAGAAATAATAACCATTTTTACGTTTAATCTCAGCCATTGGAAACCACCATTTCTTCTTCATGACATTCTTGAAGATCAGCAATAAGCCTATCAAGTTTATTATTAAGAGCATCACATGACTTTTTGTAATTCAAATAGTGAAAGTCTAACTCTTCCTGCATCGTTCGACATTCAACTTTAATTTGCTCGAGTAGTAGTGCGTCCATAGGAACCTCTTTGTTTGAGTTGATAGACGTTGGAAGGAAGGCTTTTAAGATCTAAGCCTTGAGAATATTTCTTTGCGCTTGGCTTATCTTCTCTTTCATCGCTAGTTTTTAAGAGCTTTAATGCTAAGAGAAATAATACTATTACTTGCATCAGTAGGAATGTTCGCATTTTAACCCTTTCTTGTTTGTTATTACTTATTAAAGAAAACCTTGTATCGTTTTTCTGCTTCTTCGTTTTCTAATTCTTCCAGCTTTTCTGTTGTTAATCGTATTTCTTTACCCAGCGTATAAGCCTTGTCTTCTAGTTTTTGAACTTGCTTACGTAGTTCTTCAAGGCCAGTAATGTAGTTTTGTATTTTTAGGTATATTTCATCGGTCATAAAGCACCCGTTGCTTTCATTAAGGCTATTTTATTTAATTCTTTTTGTTCTCTTTCATTTTGCTCCTTTTTACTTCCGCCACATTCATGGCAAAATGCACAGTCTTCAATTGCATAGTTCGAACAATCACAACGGCAATCACAAAATACTGGTTGAATATTCATATTGATTTCCTTTTTGTTAAAAACTTCAAATTTGACGGCGTTTGTTTTAGAAAAATAATCTATCAATTCTTCTTTGGTGATGCCTTTTTTCACTTAAAACTCCCTTCTTTCACCATTTACTCGAAAGCCTATCACTGAAGAGAAAGCGATATTGAAATTGTAGGGGTTAGCGTTAACGACAAAATAAAGAGAGTTAAGAGCTAAGTTGCAGTTATTGGAATAAGTAACTTTAGGTGAATATTTACAAAAGTCTAATTTGTCTCTAGGGAATTGTTCGTAGATTTTCATATTCTAACCCTTTCTGATTATTGTTATTTACTAAATGCAGCGGTGTATCGTTTTTCTGCTTCTTCATTTTCTATTTCTTCTATTCGGGCTGGCTTATTTTTTGTTGCTGATAAAAATTTTGAATGGATTGCTTGCATGGTATGTGCCCTTTTAATTTGAAAAATTACATTTTCTATTATTGTTTATTTATAAAATCTCTTTTAAAATCCCACTTACTTTTATTAAAAATTCGTTTTCATCGTGTAGATGAACGTCAATTTCCTCTCCGATAAAATTTTCAGCCGCACTATCTATTGTGTCTGTGTCTAAAATTCCAACTGTGCCGTCCTCAAGCAAAACTTTTATTAAATTTTCCATTTTCTAACCCCTTCTTTTTATTGTTTATTTACTTCGTGGATACCAAACATTGAAATAAATTGTGCCGTTGATGTTGTAGGTGCAGTCGTCTAAAAGAGCGCCGTTTGTTTTTTGTACAAACTTTAAAGCGTTTTCTAATTTGATAAATTTCTTTGTTTTCATTTTTTAACCCTTTCATTCATCCCCGCAACATTGCGTTGATAATCAGTTGTAAACCAAAACAGCTTAGGTTGTCAATGATAAAAACAGCATGATCTGTAAAATAATTTATGCCCACTCATTAAGTTATTGATTTAATAGATAAATGTCTTTATTATTTAATTACACAAAAAATTATGACTAAGAAAAACCTTGGGGGACGACCAACAAAAATGACTCCAGATGCAGTAAAAAAACTGGAAGAAGCTTTTATGCTTGGATGTAGCGACCTCGAGGCTTGTCTTGTAGCTGGAATCTCCCGTCAATGTTTGTATGACTACCAAGATAAAACCCCAGGGTTTGCTGAGCGAAAATCTACTTTAAAAGAAGATCCTACCTATAGGGCTAGGTTAGCCGTCATTAAAGGCTTTCAAGATAGCCCTGAGCTTGCATTAAAATATTTAGAACGTAAGAAAAAAGATGAGTTTAGCTTAAAGCAAGAAATAGAAGCTTCTGGCTCTATGCAGCTTACTATTAGTTTAGGTCATGCTCAAAAGGTATTAGATGCAGCCAAGTGAAGTGCTTGAAGCTGCTAGAAATAAATTGTTGTCGTACTGTTCTTTGACAAACGAAAGTTATAAGATCCCTCAGCATATCAAGCATATAGCTGAGATTCTAGAACGTGTTGAACGCGGAGAGCTTAAGCGTGTCATCATTACCATTCCCCCTAGACATGGTAAGTCTATGCTTTGTAGCCAGTATTTCCCGGCTTGGTTTATCGGTAAGAATCCTGATAAGTACTTAATTACAGCTACCTATGGGCAAGATCTTAGTGATGACTTTGGCCGCAAGGTACGTGACCAGCTAGACGAGCCACTATTTAAGGCTGCTTTTCCAAAAGCTATACTTAGAAGTGACTCTAAAGCGGCTGCTAGGTTCGAAACAACGCTAGGCGGTACATACTTTGGGGTAGGAGCTGGTGGCCCTATAACAGGGCGTGGCGCTCACTTAATGCTTATAGATGACCCGTGTAAGAATAGGGAAGAGGCTGACTCTGATATCATGCGAACAAAGCTTTACGATTGGTTCCGTTCTGTTGCTTATACTAGGCTCATGCCTCAAGGAGCTATCGTCATTATCACGACGCGCTGGCACGAAGAGGACCTTGTGGGACAAGTATTGTCTAATGAGAATGCAAAAAATTGGACTGTTTTCAATCTTAAGGCAATTAGCGACGAGGGAAAGCCTTTGTGGCCCGAAGCTTATGATTTAGATGCTTTAAACGATATCAGGAAAGAAGTCCTTGAATACGACTGGAGCTGCTTGTATCAGCAAGAGCCTATCCCTCATGAAGGGATCATCTTCAAGCCTGACTGGTTAAAGCCTGGGTTAGCTAACGATAACGAATATGCTGCCTTTTACTGCGCTGTAGACCCTGCAATCAGTAAGAACGAGGCAGCCGATGAAACGGCAATATGTGTGGTTGGTCTTAGCTATAGCGACCCGGCGACTATACATGAGATTGAAACGCTGCATGGGCACTGGACGTTTGAAGAGCAGATAAAGGCTATCCAAGCGATACATAAGAAGTACCAGATTGATTGCTTCGGAATAGAAGACGTTGCTTATCAGAAAGCTCTTATCCAAGAGTGCCAGCGTTTATGGATACCAGTTACGCCGTTAAAAGCTAACCGTGACAAGGTAGCTAGGGCAATGAGTGTGAGCCATTTCTTTAGCCAAGGCAGAGTCCGCGTCAACACGCAAGACACTAGAAGACAGATGCTTAGCTTTCGTGGAGCAGGTGAAAAGAACGATTTAGCCGATGCTCTTATTCATGCTGTTGGCATGGTTAGAGATTATTCAGAGCAAAGATATTTAAAAGAAGCAAAAGAAGAGAAGTTAGATTCAAGCCAGTATTTTTGGAAGATGGCTTGTAAACAAGAGAATGAAGAAGCAAGCGAAGGACATGAAGAGCAGATTTATGACCCGGCTTATGCTGGGCCTACAAATGAAAATTATTTCTAAGGAGTAGATTATGGCAATTAGTATTTTAAGCAGAAAACCAGAAAACTTTGGTTCTCAAAGCGGCGCAGTTGGTCAAGTGCAACTAGATAGCTCGTACCCTACGGGGGGTTATTCTTTAACTCCGTCTATGTTCACTTTTAGTATAATCAATTCTTTTCTAGCCACTACTACAGGCGGAGATATTCTAGTTTATAACTATAGCACGAACAAGCTAATGGCTTTTACTGCTGCAGCTGCAGCTGGAGCGGGAGGCAGCACCGGTGCGACTTCTGGCGGAACCCCAGCTGGGACAAATGGAACTAGCGCTGTTACAGGAACTGGTACAGGGACTGCCGATGCCCAAGTTTTTACTGGAGCACGTGCTGGAATGGCGCCCATATTTAGTGGAACTGGCTTAACCGCTGTTGGCCAAGTAATTACTACTACAGACAACCAAAAGATGGCACTTAATGAATGTGCTGGGATGTGGTTAGTCTCTGCAACGCAGGCTACCCCTCCTAATTTAATTATTAGCAATACGGCAGTAGCCGCAGCACCAGCAGTTTTTACAGTTCAAGGTTCTGCCAATACTGATGCCGGGGCTTATAATGTGGTAGCTTCAGTTCCTTCAGGGACCAACGCTAGTTCTGCAGTGACCGTTTCTTCGTTAAGCGGAACAGCAGCAGCTCAGACTTTTACTGGATCCGCTTTGGGAACTCATACTCATACAGTAGCAGCAGGTGGTGGTGGGTTAACAGAAGTTGCAAACGCAACAGATTTATCAGCAGTAATCGCAAACTATATTTTAATCGGTAACTAATTTTTAAAGGAGATTGTAATGGCTTTTAATACAACACAAACAAGTGTGATTTTAGAGGGTGGAAATACCCCAGCTTTGGTTTGGGTAACTGGAACTTATGCTTGCGATGGCGGTACAACTGGTGGCGTTATCTCCCCGGGATATAACAATGCTGCAGGGACTTTTACTGCTGCAAGTAATGGTGGAAGTGGCTGTACTCAAATTGTTGGTCCAGTTCTTTTTACACCTACCGCAAGTGATGCAACCGCCCCAGGTGGAGTAAAAGCTTTCAACGCAACTCGCTCAAGAGATGAGTTTACTCTGGTATGTACTGCTAACTCAACCGGTACATATGGAATGTATTGTTTGAACAATGGATCTCAGCCCTAATGTTTGAATGTAAGGTTTGCTCGGCGCTGCTGGATCAAATCCAGTGGCTACGAGATCAAAACAAGAATTTGGCGGACAGGCTGATGGCGATTAGTAATCCTAATGCGCTATCGGCCTTCATGCCGGATACTAGCAATCCAAGCGACTTTTACGGCTCTTCGGAGCACGATCAAGTTTCTGGGACTGATATGTTTGGGCAACAGATAGCAATAGATAAAGATCAGTTAGAATAAAAAACTTAAACTCCGGGATAATTACCTGGCTTTGAGGCATGCTTGAAAGAGTTATACGAGAACACAA